CTATAGATCACAAAAGAATGTGGTTTGCATCTAGGTCTACAGCCGATAATAAAGCCTTCGACTCCCAAAGCAAGTTTAGGATTGATATGGATTTAGTGGGAGAAGAGGATATTTTAGGATTGATTGAGACTCAAGATAATCTAGTGTACCAAGTCAAAAAGCAATGCGCTTTGATAGAAGTGAAGTCTACAGCCAAGGGAACGCAAACTTTTGATTTACCGCAGCACCTAAAAAGAAATACGTCAGCCAATCGGGCACGACGAGATAATTATACTACTTTGCTCATGGCTAACTGGGCAGCAAAGGTTTACTACGATATACAAACGACAGAAATTAAAAATGAATCAAATACTTTTAGCCCGATTCTGATTTAAGTGTAATAAAAAAAAATGAAAGAACCCGAAAAATCTCCAAAAAGGCCGAGAAGAAGGAAAAGTTCCGAGATCAAGCCTCTCATGGTAGAGGAGGCTAAGGCTTCTCATTCTACTAGCACAAGGCAACGCGCCAATAGAGCCGCTTATATTGAAAGAACCAATGTATACAAGAACATTGATGATGGCTTAATACCGTTTAGAACATCTAACTACCAAAATAGATCTAGTCTAGATATTCGGGACGCAGTTGTTCTATGCCAGAAAGCATATTATAATTTCGCTATTTTCAGAAATACCATAGATTTAATGACAGAGTTCTCTATAGGTAACATTTTCCTTAGAGGCGGTAATAAAAAATCCAGAGACTTTATTGAAGCATTCCTGAGAAAGATCGATATCCAGTCCATTCAAGATAGATTTTTCAGAGAATACTACAGATCGGGGAACGTATTTGTATACAGATTCGATGGGAAGCTTGGAGGTGAAGAAGTTAGGAAGCTTTCGTCTCTAGCTGCTGTTGATCAAGATTTCAGAATACCAGTTCGGTATGTAATGCTGAATCCAGCGGATATCCAAGTCAACGGAACGCTTACGTATACCACACCGGGTTATAGAAAAGTGCTTACATCTTTCGAGGTGGAGAGACTTCGCTATCCTAAAACTGAAGAGGATCAGCAAATGTTCGATGCTCTCGACGATAGGACTAAGGAGCTTTTAACAAAAAGCATGAAGGGCACGAGCGATTTATCTGTCGCTATACCAATAGATAAGGAAAGGCTTTATACTGTATTTTACAAAAAGCAATGGGTTTCCCAGTTTTGGAAGATCTAAACTGGAAAAAGGAAATGAAGAAAATGGATATGGCAATCACTCGAACCACCAGCCAATGTGTACTCTTGGTTACAATGGGTGACGAGCCAGAAAAAGGGGGAGTTAATCAGCAAAATTTAGTGAACATGCAGGAGCTCTTTAGGAATGAGTCCGTTGGCAGAGTTTTGATTGCAGACTATACGACTAAAGCTGAGTTCGTAATACCTAAGATTGCGGATCTTCTAGACCCCAAAAAGTACGATATCGTAGATAAAGATATTCTAATCGGTCTTAATAATATTCTTTTTGGTTCGGAGAAGTACTCCAACCAAATGACGAAGATGGAAGTCTTTTTAAAGCGTCTAGAGATAGCTCAAGAAGAATTCTTAACTTCATTTTTGATGCCAGAAATTAAAAGGCTTTGTAAATCTTTAGGCTTTAGAAGTTATCCAACTGCTCAATTTGATTCTATCAATTTAGGCGAAGGTGCTGTTACGTCTAGAGTTTATAGCCGCTTAGTTGAGATTGGTGTACTTACTCCAGAGCAAGGATTCGAAGCAATACAAAGTGGAAGACTGCCTGACTCTGAAGAATCAGAAGAGTCTCAAAGAAGATACAAAGAGCTCAGAGACCAAGGATTGTATCAACCTCTTATTGGAGGAGCTTCTGCGGGTAGACCTGAAGGATCGGAAGGGACGCCTCAATCCACAAAACAGGTTTCGCCAATTGGAAAAGGAGAAAATCCAAATCAGAAATCTGTTCAAAAAGAGGCTGCTGCTGAATACCACTTTAGTGTTGCCAAGATCAAAGAAAACATGATTTTAGCTCAAAAGCTTGAGACTAAAGTTGGTTCGTTGCTAAAGCGCAAACACAAAGTTAAGGAATTGAACGAGAGACAAAAAGAAGTGTCTGGGCTTATCTCTACAATAATCATGGCGAATGAAGATCCCCAAAATTGGATTGCAACAGCTAAGGATTATATAAAGAACCCTGTTGATCATAATCAAGATAGAGTTCATGAAGTTTCAAGCGTGGCTTTGGAACACCAAGTAAACGACTACCTAGCTGGGATTCTTTACGCTAGTAGAACGGACTCAGATGGCATCGAGAAATAGAGTAAGTTATCAGTGCGAGGCTGCTTATGTTGGTCCCCCAATAATTAGTGGCCATACCATTAATGACTCCGTTGAAGTACTCGAAAGAGTACAGTCTTTAGAATATTCTATTGATATCCCAAGAGCAGATGTTTCTCAGTTAGGGAAAGACGGATTGATAGGAGCCCCAATTATAGAGCACCCATATGTTGAAGCATCTATAAGTTATACATTGGGTAGCTTTAGAAATGAGAAAGCAATTGGTTTAAACTTCAACCATAATTCTACTAATGTAGCTGACTCTCTAGCCGATACTTTTTCAAGCTCTTTGATATCTGGTTTTTCAAATAAAGATAACAGGAATCTAGATAGAAAAAATTATTACGTTTCTCTTTCTGAAGAAGGTGTGGATGTAGTGGATAACGTTACTGGAATACAATCAGTTGCGGGTTTTAGTAAATGTTATTTAAATAGTTGGTCGTCTCAAGGATCAGTGAATGGCCTTATTACAAACACAATAGGATTCACCGCTTGTGATATTCAGTATTTTAATTCTACTGGATCGGTGAACATGCCAGAAATAAATTTCAAAAGAATAAAAAACTTAGACACTAAAACTGTGGTTCTCCCGACTTACGAAGCTACAGGGACATCTGTTCTATTTCCTAGAGACGCAAAAGTTTCGATAACCTCGTTAACGTCACTGGATAAGATAGGGAGTAAGTTTACAGATTTGAAATTGCAGGACTTCAATCTAGATTTATCTCTCCAAAGAAGATCGGTAAAATCTTTGGGATATAGAATACCTTTAGATTACGAATTAGTTAACCCATCTATGGCTACTTTAAATCTCAGTGCTATAGTTGGAGAAAGCTCTACTGGAAGTTTATTTTCTCAAGTCAATGACGACCAAAGATACGATGTTGAAATGGACTTCTTTTCAGTGACTGGCTGTGAACCAGAAAGACAGTTAGTGCTGACTAATAAATATGTTTTAAAAAACGCTAAGGTAGAAAGAATCAGTTACTCGTCATCTATAGGCGTAAACAAGACTGTGTCTATAGGTTTTAGTTCCGATTTAGACCCTGAAGATTTGAGCAAAGGCTTATTTCTGAGTGGGTTTGCAAACACATAATAAAAAATGATATACGCACTTATTACTAGTTGTGTGCTCAACGTAGCACTTGGTTACTGGATATACAGACTCAAAAAAGAACAAATTCATGCGCTGGGAGATGCCGTGGATGATCTAGTCGATATCCCAGACAAAAAGTAAAAAAAATAACTATCAAACATGAGGGCCTCTTATTGGGGCTCTCTTTTTTTTTATAAAAGTGTATATTTATTTTGTATGATGTTCGCTGCTATTCCAGTTGAGTTGATAACCATGGTTGCTGGTGGGGTAACTGGTTTTATATTTAGGTTCATGGCCGAAAGAGCCAAAGAAAAAGCCGAGACATTTAGAATGGCTTTAAATTTGAAAAAAGCAG